GAGATTTCAATTCAGTCCGAATACCCAGGCCAGCTAGAGCGCAGCTTCGAGCTGCCTAGCGACTTCTGGGAGTTTGTGGACCAGACGCAGTGGAATAAGGACACGCGCCTGCCGGCGATTGGTCCAGTTTCTGCACAAGCCTGGCAGCAACTGCGTATTCGTATGCCAAAGGTCGTACTCACATTCCTCTGGCAGATCCGCGACGGCAAGCTCTGGATCCAGGCGCCCCCTAACACGCCTCAGACACTGTCTTTTTATTACATGTCCAACGGCTGGGTCATCGATGCTGATGATCCCACCGAGTTCAAGAACTACGCCAACAAGAACGGCGACACCATCCTGATGGATGGCTACCTGATGAAGCTACTCACTCGGACTAAATGGCTCGAGATGAAGGGCTTTGATTCGTCGGGCGCAATGCGTGACTTCCAGGTCAACTACGAGAACCGCAAGGGCAACGACAAAGGCGCTCAGGTACTCAACATGGCTCAGGGTCAGGCGTTCCCGTACCTGAACGTCGGCATCAATGCTCCTGACACTGGCTACGGTGGAGTGGGTTACTGATGCCATTGATACCGCTTGCTTCGTGGAAGACCCCGCGCCGTGCAGCGCAAGCACGCAACCACCAGGTTGCTGCTTTGCTCTCGCCGTCCAAGGGTCTGAACTACCGCGATCCGTTCATCATGCTCGACCCGCAGGATGCGGTCGTGCTGAACAATTTCATTGCTAAACCCACTGGCGTAGAGCTGCGCGGCGGGTATCAGAAGCATGTGACAGGCCTTGGTGGCAGCGTCAACACGCTCATGTCTTACATGGCGCAAGACATCACCGAAAACAAGCTCTTCGCGGCTGTTGGTGGCGACTTCTTTGACGTCACAGATTCGGCTGAAACGCCCACAGCATTGGTGGACGACACAGGCTCTGTGGATGGCATGTGGAGCAGCATTATGTTCTCCGCGCCCACTATGAACTTCTTGTGTGCGACTAGCCCATCGGGCGGCTACTGGACATATGACGCAGTCGATGGGTGGGAAGATCGAACCGCGGCGCTGACTGGCCTTGATGCGCCAGCTGGGTGTATTGCAGCCTGGAAGAATCGCCTGTGGATCTGCGGCGAAGGCACAGCAAAGGTTTTCTATCTGCCTGTGAACTCAATCCAGGGCGCGGCCACTGAGCTCGATCTCGGGCCACTTCTCAAGCATGGCGGTTCTGTCGTCGGTGCTGTGAACTGGACGATGAACGCCGGGCTCGACATCGATGACTACCTGGTGTTCTTTGGGAGTCAGGGCGATGTCATCATCTATCAAGGGACCGACCCTGATGATCCAGCCACCTTCGCACTGAAGGGCATTTGGTACATGGGTCGCCCACCAGTGGGCAATCGGTTCTTTGTGCAGTACGGCGGCGAGCTCTTGGTGTTGTCTGAACTTGGCCTGTTGCCAATGTCAAAGATGGTCAACGGCCAAGTCGCAGACAGCTACAGCGTGATGTCTGCGCGGATTTCTCCAGCGCTGTCTCCAATACTGACGCGCCTGATTGACAACCCGACATGGGAAGTGCGGCTGCTTCAGAACAACGATCTGTTAATGATCAAGCCACCGCGTGAGTCGACTCAATATCAGCAGTATGTGATGTTCATTCAAACCGGCGCCTGGTCTACGTTCTCAGAGATGCCGCTCAACACAATCACGACCTACAACGGCCAGCTGTACTTTGGCGATGAGGACGGCAACGTGCAGATCGGGCTGTCGGTTAAGCGCGACGGCATGGACATCGATGGGCAGGGAGGCTTGGCTATTACAGGTCAGTCGCAGGGCGGCTTTAACGCATTTGGAGCACCGGCCAACCTGAAGCTCTTCACGATGGCGCGGCCAATCCTGATCGCAGGTGCAGCACCCTCTGTGCAAGCGCAGATGAACGTCGAGTACACATTCAACCCGATCTATGCCTCTCCGAGCTTTGTGGATCGCGAAAGGTCGCAGTGGGATGAGGGGGTATGGGATCTTGCGCAATGGGCAGGATCAACCAACACCTATGCGGCATGGGTAGGTCTGCAGAACATGGGTTACTACGGCTCGTTGCGGGTATCGGTGAAAGGCGATCCTGGCACTGTGTTCGTATCTTCAAACGTGATGTATCAACCAGGTGGGGTGATGTAAATGATGAATATGGCACCGAATATGGCGATGGGTGGTGGTGCTCCGATGGAGCAGCAACCACAAGCCCCTCAATTTCAGCCGCAGCAATTTAACCAACAGCAGATCATGCAGCGAGCTGGTAGCGCTGACATGGATCAGCGCAAGGCTTATCAAGCCGAACTTATCAACCAGCTGCGCGGCGGAACCTTTAAGGACGCTCAGGGCGTGTGGGGTAATGCGTTGAATAACTACGACCAGTCACAGCAGCAAAAGGCATTTCAGGCGCAACAGCAGCAAGCGCAAATGCAACAGCAGCAATTGGATGCTCCAGTAGATAACGCTTGGTATTCAGGAGATGGCGGCTGATGCTAATCGTTCCTCGCACCCCGCAAGAACGCAACACCGCGGCCGGCATCCTGCTCGAGAAAGCCGGCGTGCAACCTTGCGCGGACATGCAGGCGCTGGTGTGGGTGAACCAAGAGACGCAGCAGGTTGAGTGGGTGGTGGGATACACCGGATTTGTTGGAAAGATTTGTCAGATGCACGTTGTGAATTTAGGAACGCGTAGGACACCTCGCAAGCTTTTATGGGCGGCGTTTGACTACCCGTTTAATCAGGTGGGTCTTGAAGCGGTGCTTGGAATCGTGAACAGTAATAACGAGTCTGCGATCCGCTTCGACAAACACTTGGGATTTAAGGAAGTGATGAGGCTTGATGGTTTGCATGATGGCGGCGGCGACATCGTGATCTTTCGCATGAATCGCGACGAGTGCCGCTGGATTAAGGAGATTGAGCATGAAGAAAGAATGGTCGCGTAGAGAGCTGTACGCGCACGGTGAACCGTTTGGCGATTGCGCTACTCAGCGCAAGCTCGGTGGCGGCTACATCTGCGGTGGTGGCGGCAAAGGCTCGGCACCCGCCGCACCTGATTACACAGCGGCCGCTCAGGCTCAGGGTGAATCGTCCAAGGAAGTGACCAACGCCCAGACCTGGGCGAACCGTCCAAACCAGAACACACCATTTGGCTCGATCAATTGGCAAGCCGGTGCAACGCTTGATCCTGCGACTGGCCAACCTGTAACGAACTGGACGCAGAACTACCAGTTAAATGACACATCGCAGCGTGCGCTTGATTCTCAGATGGCCGTGCAGCAGGGCCGCAGCGACCTCGCGCAGAGCTTCATGGGTCGTGTTGAGAACGAGTACGCGCAGCCCTTTAACTGGGGCGGCTTGCCTGGCCGTGGCGGCAACGTCCAAGGCTCAAATTTCCAGACGATGCAGGGCGGCTCCCCACAGCTGCAAACCAGCGTACAGACGCAAGGCGTGCAGAACCGCGTCAACTTCGATGACAACCCAGCTCTGCAGGGTGCCAACCCGCAAGAGCGCCAGCGCATCGAAAACGCAATGTTTGAACGCATGGCACCGATCCACCAGCAGCAGCAGTCTGCGCTTGACGCCAAGCTTGCCAACCAGGGCATTACAGCGGGGTCTGCGGCTTATAACCGCGAGATGCAGCGCGTGGGTGACCAGCAATCCCGCGAGCGCTTTAACGCTCTCGAGCTCGGTGGCTCAGAGATGGCTCGCATGAACCAGATGGCATTGGCTAACCGTCAGCAGATGACCAACGAGGACATGGCCGGCGCAAACCTTTACAACCAAGCGAACAACCAAGCTTTCAATCAGTCGCTGCAAGCTGCTCAGTTTGGTAACACGGCGATGCAGAACCAGCAGGGGCTGGATCAGAACCGAGCTGGGTTTAACAACCAAGTCGGCCAGAACCAATTTGCGCAGCAAATGCAGCAATCGCAGTACCAGAATCAGCTGCGCAATGCTGCGCTGGCTGAAGAGATGCAGCGTCGCGGCATGTCTCTAAACGAGATGAACGCGCTCCTGACAGGTCAGCAGGTTGGCATGCAGTCAATGCCTCAGTTCAATGCGTCTGCGGCTGCACAGCCGGTGCAATACAACCAGGCTGCGCAGAACCAGTATCAAGCCAGTATGGATGCGTTCAACGCTCAGAACCAAAATGCAAACAGCTTCACAAGCGGTCTGTTTGGTCTTGGTGGCTCGCTGGGCTCTGCAGCAATGTTTTCGTTCTCCGATTCGCGCTTGAAGAAAATCATCAAGCGCGTGGGCGAGGTCAAAGGCGTGCCGCTCTATTTGTTTAAGTACTTGGGCAGCGAGACCGAGCACATCGGTCCTATCGCGCAACAGGTGCAAAAGGTATTTCCCGAGATGGTCAAGCGCCACAAGAACGGCTACTTGATGGTCAATTACACAGCACTGGAGGCATAAGCCATGGCACTTCCTATGAACTCATACATCACCCCAGAACAGGCCGCAATGATGGCCGGCATCGAAGACCCGTCAATGCGCATGAATACGTTTGGCGGCATGCAGAATTTTGCAAACCAGCTGCCTCAGATGGGTCGAATCAAGGAGCGCGACAACGGTCGTGTGGTTGGTCGCACAAGCCCATTGGAAGGCTTGGGGCAGGTTGCATCACAGTTTGCAGGCGCGTACATGAACAAGCAGCTCATGGACAAGTACGGTGCGATCATGGACAAGAACAACGAAGGCCGCATGAGCACGGCTAGGTTAATTGCCGAGGCTTTGCGTAGAGCCCCCGGCGGTGCTCCTGCTGCTCCTGGCGCAGCTCAATCTTTCCCCGTCAACATGCAGAACCCTGCGCAGACATTCCCGCTCGACCCATATGAGGTCGATGGCCAGTACGGCGGTTAATCATGAATGATTTGCTTGACCGCTTCGCAATGGCTGAATCTGGCGGCAACATCAACGCCAGATCACCTACGCCCTTGTCTTCAGCGCAAGGGCTGTTTGGATTTACAGATGCGGCGTTCAACCAAGTCAAGCAAGACAATCCAGACCTTGCCAACGTGAGCAAAGAGCAGTGGGCGGTTGATCCGCAGCTGCAGCGCACGTTTGCCGAAAGGCTTCAACGATTCCACGAAGGAGTTCTGAAGAACAACGGCTTAGACACAAACCCAGTCAACATGTATGCAAACTGGCACTTTGGGTCTGGTGGTGGTCCCAAGTTTTTAAAGTCCGCACCTAACACGCCGATGGAGTTAATTCTCGACCCCGTGGCGATTGCGGCAAACCCACACTTGCAGGGTAAGACGCAAGCAGAGGTGATGCAGCTACTTAGTAGAAAAGTCGGGACCGCTCTACCCAATGCGGTCGCACAGAATCAAGGAACCACAACCATGAATCCGAATCAGCCCACGCAAATACCTGCAGCTGCAGACCCGATGCAGATTTACCAGATGCTGCAAGCGCAACAGCGCAATGCTCCTTTGCAGCAGCTCACGCCAGAGCAGCGTGAGGCGCTCACGGCGGGACGCCAGCTGCGTGCGTCAATGCTCCCTATGGCGATTGGTGCATCTCTGGCCGGTGATAAGCGCGTCTCTGCGATGGGCGGGCAGCTGTACAAGGACTCGATGGCCGCTCAGGGTGCCACGCAAATAGGCGATGAGGGCTGGCTGACGTCCGATGGCCAACTGATCGAGAACCCTCTCACAGCATCGAAGCGTGATGATTCGCGCAGTGATCGCTTGTTGCAGCTGTCAATCACGGCGGCAAACTCACAAAACAATGCCGGCATTCTCAACACTTTGAGGCAGGAGCAGATCAAGCAAGCGCAGGCTGGGAATCAACCCGCTAACGTGGTGACGCTGTCTAACGGCACTCAGGTTGTTGACACAAACGCACCCTGGGGAAACATGAACGCCACACAGTCGCAAACGATGCGCAATCAGACGATGTCCAATGCGCAGAAGCAACTTGGTGATATGCGTGAAGCAACCCAGGGCGACCAATCGACGCTACAAATGCTTGATCAATTCACGAACCTCAATCAGAAAGAGCCGACAGGCGGCATCTGGGACAAGTACGGTCCGTCAAAGCTGCAGTTTGGGGATACGGCGACGATGCAGGCAATCCAGAACAAGCTCACGCCATTGCAGCGCCCCCCAGGGTCTGGCGCGACGTCTGACTTTGAACAAAAGATGTATGCGCTCGGGATTCCAAATATTGGCAACAAGCTTGAAGTCAACCAACAGATCAAACTTGCCAACGAGGCGCTGATTAAAGTTCGCGAGGCTCGCCTGAATCACTATGAGAAGCACCTTGCTCAGTACGGCCACCTGAACGGCGCTGAAGAGTCATTTAAGCCGATCGTTCAGCAGATTGAGCGCCAGTACGCGCCAAAGATTGACGCTTACTCAAGCAACAACAAGCCTAGTCGCCCCACTGCTTTACCACGCGCAACTGGTGCGGCTAACGGCACTGGAGGCGGGCTTACACCAGAAGAGCAGCGCGAGCTCGATGAGCTCCGCTCACAATTTAGGGGTCGTTAAATGAGCGAACGCGACGAACTAGCAAGACTGCGCAGACTCAGAGAACTGGAGGCGAAGGCCTCTGGTGGACAGCCACGCATTCAGTCACGACAAAACATCACCATTGGTAATCCGTTTGTGGACTTTGCGCAGGGTGCAAAAGGCGGCTTTGACCGTGCCGCATATGGATTGGCCGAGGCGGTAGATGCCGTCACGCCTGACTTGCCGATCTCGCCAGAGACGCGAGCCGCATACAACCAGAATCCGGTTGTGCGCACGCTTGGGCTCACGATGCCAACACGCGATGAGCGTGATGCTGCGATCGAGCAAAGCCGTGTAAATGCGGAAGGCTCGACCGCAGGCATGATTGGCGACATGGTCGGCAATGCCGCGCCAGCCATCGCTGCTGGTATTGCTACGGCAGGCGGCTCAGTGCTGCCTGCGATGGCTACACAAGCAGGGTTAAATTTTCTGACGACGCCTGGAGATGTTGGCGATAGAACAAAGGCAGGCGCTCTGGCTGCTGGAGGCGAAGGCGTAGGTCGCGCACTGCCTCGCGTGCTTGCCAGAATGGCAAAGCCGGTCAACGCCACGCCGGCCGCTCAAAGGATGATTGATTGGGGCGGTATCTATCCAACCCCAGGGCAGGCGGCAGGTGGCATTTACAAGAGTCTTGAGGACTACTCCACATCGATCCCTGGCTGGGGTCATGCCGTAAAGAAAGCTCAAGACAAGCTGCAGGGCCAGGCTGCTGGTTTAGCAATGAGCCAGGGCTCGATGAGCGTGCCTGGTGGTCGAGAGGGCTACAAACAGCTTTCCAAGTATTTCGACGATGGTTTTACGAACGCGACAAGACCGCTTGCGTTTGATGCAGCAGACCCGGCTTTTGATGCTGGCGTCAGAAACATCATGCAGCAACGCGGCCTCGATGCGGC